AAGGGTGGGTCCCTCGGCTACTGGGTAGACAACTGGTACGAGAAGTACCCCGGAGAAGCCATAGACGATACGGAAATTCCGTGTCGACGAGCAGGTGTCTTGGAGCCATTTAAGCTCCGAGTCATCTCCGCGGGGAAGGCGGCGGCTTATAGCCGCCTGGCTCTCTACCAGAAAAGTCTTTGGAGACTCCTAAAGAGTATTCCAACGTTTTCCTTAATTGGAACGCCACTAACTGAACGGCATATCCAACAGTGGTGGAAAACGGCCCGGCGTCTCTACGGGAACAGTGCGCTCGCCCTAAGTGGCGACTACTCAGCCGCAACGGATAATTTAAATCCGCGGCTGTCGCGAGCTGTCCTGGAATCCCTAATTGACGAGGGGATGGACGACTACGACCTACTCATCGCTGGCCTGACCGGACATATAATTGATCCGGATCATACAGGCAAGAGTCCGCATAAGGTCGGGACTAAGCAGCGGTGGGGCCAGCTAATGGGAAGCCCTATCAGTTTCCCAGTCCTGTGCATCGTAAACGCAGCAATGTGTCGTTACGTTGTGGAACAGGACTCCGGAAGAGAACTAGATCTTTCGGAGGCTGGTGTTCTGGTGAATGGGGACGACTGTCTAGTCCCTATCTCCTCACCGGAACGATACGAGGCCTGGGCCAACGTTGTAAGCGTTGGCGGACTGCTACCCAGTCCAGGAAAGTGCTTTCTTTCCTGCAGGTACGCTCAACTAAACTCCACAACTTACCGTGGAGAGAGCGCAAGGTTGGTTCCGTTTCTTCGAACCAATCTCCTCTGGGGTCTAAGGTCTAAGGGTACTATGGCCGGGAAAGACGAGATGAAAATCTCGGCTGACCGGGCGTATCTACCTAATTGCCTCTTCAAGGTCGGGTGGACAAAGCGTCAATACGCTTACATCCGAAGGTCGTTCCGTGAAATCTCACGACCCTACTTGGAGGCTACTAGACCTATACCTCTACACTTACATCCGAGCTGGGGGGGGCTCGGGATTCCCTATCTTCGCAAACGCGGGTCGGCCGATCGTATCGGGCCGGATCAGCTTAAGGCTGTCGCGTGGCTAATGACCGATCCTATCTATCTAGAGGATTGGCATAGACGCCTAAAGCTTGCGGAGACCCCTGATCCTACGGGACTATTGGGCAGGGTGGCCAAGGCAGAAATCGCTTGGCGAGGGGAGACTGTGGCTTATTCATCCTACGAGAGGAGGAAGAAGCCGGGGCCTAAGATATCTAATGCCCCTCTAAGCTATGTACTAAGCTACCTAGCTAAGAACGGTCCGGGGGAGAAAACCCCCGAGGAAACAAACCCAGTGCGAACCTTGACTCTTCGAGCCAAAGTCAAGAAGCTCTGGAAATCTCTCCTAAGGCGTGTATCCGAAGAGGACCACTCCTTAGTCGAATTCACCGCTCGACTCCTTTGTGAGGACGAGGTGAAGAAATTCGACCTCCTGCAGCTAGCGCGGGAAGGGAGCACCTACACTACTGTTCGGATCGATTATCCGAGGTGTGGGGCGGAGAAGTCGCGACCGTTATATCGCGACCCGAACTACCAGCGGGGCATCGAGAAAATTCTCGATTGTCTATACCCCGCCCGGGACCGTACCCGGGATGATGAGGAAGAGGGAGAAGAGGAACTACCTAACGAGGGAATCTAGTTCTACTCCTATGTACAGTCTTCCACAGCTTATGCGCTGTCATCCGGTAAACCGGGGGTTAGTCCATCAGACCCGAGCCTATTGCTCGAAAACTTGGAGTCCGAGAGAGGAAGGTATGTACAACAAAAGGGTGGGACCTAAAAGAAATCCTGGCCTAGGTTAGCTACCTGGGTTACACCTTCTAAAGCTTCCCTATTGGAAGAGGCGAGAACCGCTCGGGTCAGCGCGCACAAAATATGCGCACGGCGTCGGCTAGTCGACGGGTGAGAGACCACTCACCATACTTCGCT